GGGTCAGGCCCGCTGCCGTCGTCCTCGTGCTCGAGAATGTGCGCGCCGTGCATGGCGAGATCGTTCTCCTCTTGCGTAGGAGTCGGCTTGCCTTTCGAACGCTCGGCGTACTCGGCCCTTGATCGCGCCGCCATCTTCTTGTCTTCCTCGACTGCTTTCTTAGCAGCTTCGGTCGCGGGGTCTTCAGAAAGTTTTGTCGATGACATGTGACTCTCCTAGTTGAACACGACATAAAGACCGTAGATGAGAAGCGCTACCCCCGCAATCACACCTGCGATCTTTAAGCCTTCGATGAACGTATGTCGCCCCACTGTCGTCACCTCACCAAGTGACGTTCTGCGTCCAGGCGACCGTGCCCGTACGACGCTGCACCCAATTCAATGGGAGCACCATGCGCAGGGCGAGAGAGTCAGTCTGGAATAGCGAGCGCTGAGGCGCAGCAACAGTCGACGGCGACGCCACCAGCTCGAGCGGAGTCGTGTCTTCCATGTGCAGCGTTGCCTGATCGCTCATCTCCATCCTCGGGGCGTCCCCACCCACCGCCACGAAGTCAGCCGCGTCGACCAAGATCAAGGTCTTCGCCGTCACCGTCGCCGAGTCGATGATAGGAATGCCGTTCAAGGTGCCCCTGGCGATATCATCGCGGAAGGGGAATATGCCCGTGTTTGCCGCCGCAGTGAGCGACGCGCGAAGCATATCAGTCGGGTTCGTCAGCCACACCAACCCACGCACGTTGCCGAACGTGTTAGTGGTGATAGCGCTGATCAGCGCGCCGATATCGCCGATCAATGCAGCGAGGCCTCCACCCGCAGTCGCGGTGGTCACGCTGACGCCGTTGAGCAGTCCGGCCGGACGAATGACCGTGGCCGGGTTTGCGTCGAGCAGCACCGTGTCAACCGCCACCGACGTATCCTGCTGGATAGCTTCCCTCAGGAGTCCTTCGATTGCGGGGATGCTGTGCTCGTCCATCTCCTTCGTCCAAGTCGTGATGACCGCCATCTTCTTGGGGGTCAGCGTCTGGGACGAGAACGCGCCCTGCCTGACAGGAATGGGCAGACCTTCGCCGACGAATGATCCGGCGAGGCTCGGGGTGCGGTTGCGCGTCGGGATGACAATCCTACCCGCTGCGCCAAAGCCGAGAGACAAGCCGCGAGCGGCGAGTCGCGTCAAGATCGCCTTGGGCATCAGGAGAGGCATCAAGCCGGCATACGTGGTCTGAGCAAGTTCAGCCGCCCATCCAGTGACCGTAGTCAAGGCGGGCGCCGACGCAGCGCGCAGGACGATATCACAGACGACCTTGGTCGCCTCGTCGTCGAGCGGCTTGCCCAGCTGGTTGACCCGTTGCCTAACTCCATCCATGTGCTGGTTCGGCCACGCCTTGGACGCGTACATCACGGCCGCTGCGCGGACGAAGTAGTCCATCAGATCGATGCTGTCGGGCTTGCGGTGGGTGATGACCGCGGGAGCGGCGGGCGGACGCCTGTCATCGCCTGACAGAACAGTCGTGCTCAAGGCGCGGCTGCGCTGGGTCGGCGGGTCTTGCGTCTGCTTGGCGAGCAGCCTCTCCGACGCGACGAGAGTCTCGTGCGTCCTTTCATATTGCGCGATTTCAGCATTGAGGTTCCTGGTCGTCTCCAGGTCTGCATCGCTGACGTTGCTGTCATTCATCTTGTCGAGGTGTGCCTCGAGTTGGTCTCGCCTGGTGACAATCGCTGTCTCCAAGTCCATGATACGCTGAGCAAGGCTGGACATGCCTCGACTCCTTTCGCTGGTATGTGATTTGGCTTTCCCGCCGTTGAACCCACGACGCCTGATCCCGTCTCTATTGCCTTGCCCGGCGAAGACCAGATCGATTGTCTCGGGAGATATATTCATCGACTTCGCGACTGCGAGGGCGTTCGGGTTTGCCGGCACCGCGACGAGACTCGTCTCGACCAGCTCACTGCGCACGTACTCGTAGCCCCACTCACTTCCTTCCCTGTCCTTGATCTCCAATGGCTTGAAGCCTACGGACACCGCCCTGAGAACTCCTTGTTCGACTAGACTGATAATTTCGTTGATGCGCTCCGACGTCCCACGCTGTGCTAAGTTCAAGTGCCCCCGCAACTGCTTGTCCTCGACTCGGATGTTCGACCACGTGCCGATGGGGAAGTCCGAGCGGTGACTGAAAAGTGCGATCGGGTTTTTCTTGAACGCCTTCAACTCCCACCCATCACTCATGATCACATCGTCCATGCGGTCCGGCGTTTCGTCGGACAGAATGAACTCCATGCCATTAGTCTTGTCGGAGGCATGCGTCTTGTAACACGTGGCCTTGCCTGCGCTGCGCTCGTCCCACATCTCTTGGCATTGATCTCTGGCTTCCTCTTCGTCCTCGGCGTCCTCGTTGTCGAGCACTTCTTGGATGCACTCGTCCATGAAGTCGTCGTAGTTCTCTTTGGTGCTTTTGCAATGCGCCCGTCGCTTAGACATGACTCACCTCCGTGAACGCGAGCCACGAATGCTCGACGCAATTGATGGGCCAACCTTGATCGCACAGCTTGTGTATAGCGCGCGTCACCTCGACAGCTGGGTTCTGAAAGTCGTGCCAGCAGATGATGCCGCCAGGCCTGACTAGCCTTCTTGCGATGTTGCTCTCGTGCAAGACGACTCTCTCGCTGTGGTCCCCATCGATGAATACAGCGTCACACGGCTCGAGCATGTCAGCGGTCAAGTACTGCGACGGCGAAGTCAGCAGTTGAAAACGTGCGTCGCTGGCAGCGTAGGCGCCAGGATGCTTGGGCACTTCCCAGAACTGACACCCCAGCACAGGGACGTGGTCGATCGCCACGTCTATGCCGATATACTTCTCGATGCTCGGCACGTTGTCGAGGATGCGCTTCGACGTCACGCCCTCGTTGCACCCGAACTCAATCACCACTTTAGGGTCGGATAGTCCGATTAGAGTCACCAAGATCGCCGTCTCTTGCGCCGTCATGTACTTGGAGAAGGGGCCCTCGATGGGAGTGACGCCCAACTCCATCCAAGTAAAACGTCGCATCATATGACTTGCGCAATAGAGCTCAGCCAGTCTCCTGGCGAAAGCTGCACGCAGAGCTTGACGTTTTCGTACCAAGGGGCAATCCACCTCCAGCTATGCCAATGCGACAGCAAGGCAAATACTTTGGGATGGCCGATCGCGCCGGCGAGATGCAACGCGGCGGTGTCAACGCTGACGATTTCATCCATCAGGCTCATGACCGCGGCGCAGTCGGCGAAGTCGTCGTAGGTGTGAGTCTTGACTCCGAGAGCGCGGGCCTCGTCCTCGCCCTGCGCCTGCACGCTATGAAGCTCGACGTCAGAACCTCTGAGAGCGGAGACAAGAGTCTCTAGCGGCATCTCGCGCGGATAGTCACCCACGCTGGGCTTACCCACTGACCACGCGACGCCGATCTTCTTGCGCGGCGAGTTTATGCGCAAGAGCCATCGCTCGACCAGACGCGAGTCGGGGCGAATGTACGAACACGAGCGGACGTCTTGTGGGGAGATGTTCAAGAAGTGCAAGAGATGAAGAATGGGGCAGTAGTACTCACAACCCGCTGGGCTGATATCGCCTTGCACGAGGCGGCGAAGCTCACGAGGAACGAGCAGCGACACCCTTTCAAGTGCGCGTACGCGAGGCAAGAACCTCAGCATCATGAGAGTGTCACCGAACCCATGGGCGTGCATGATAACGACGCCTTTGCCCGTCGTTTCACCCATCCACGGCTTTAGCCCGAGCTCGAGCGCCTCCTTGACCTGAGGACGCATGAATGGCTCAAACTGCTCGCACTCCCAGTACTCGTGCAGACCTTCGTGCCATCGCCCTGCGGCGAGAAGCACCATGGCGCGATTGAACTTAGACCTGATGGTGGGAGGAGTGACGAGTGAGGCCATGCTCAGTGCCTCGTCTAAACGGTTCGCCTTGTAGGCGTCGACCACGCCATTGAAGCGCCTGAGATAATCACTGATATCGACCGACGTGTCGTTAGTGACTTTGCGACGCCCGATCGCCAAACCCGCGCAAGCGACTGTGAGGTTATCGGGGATAGGGCCGCCTTTCACCTCGAGCACCTCGCCGCCGCTTGTCAACCCACGCCAGCCGTAGTGCGTGGTCTCGGTCGCGATGACCGGGTCCATGTCGGGGAGATCGTCGATGAAGGTGTCGAGCTCGGCGCGCATGGCTACTTCCACGATGGTGTGGTCCAAGCAACGCCGCGAGAGTCGCGTACGACCCACGAAACAGGCCAGCGTATTTTTAGAGCGATGCTGTCAGTCTGAAATAGACTGCGCTCTGACTGCCCCGTGGTGCCTGCAACCTGCGGGGCGGTGTCCATCATCAACGTGCCAGTAGTGGCGGTCTCGATATCAGGAGTGGGCGAGAACGCGGCGGCGATAGCCTGTGGGGCAATCGCGATCAGATCAGTACCCACCAGTGACGACGTGAGAACGATGATAGTGTTGCCACGAGAAAAGCGCATGTCAAAGCCCGCCGCTCGGCCGGCGTTTGCCACGAGGATGAAGGGACCTTTGTTACCAACTGCCGCGACAGCGTTGACCAGGGCCGCGACGTCCTCGCCGACAGCGGCGAAAAAGTCTGCGTTGTTGCTCGCAGTGATTGTCGAGATGCCATTGCGAATGCCGGCAGGGCGCGCGGCCGTAGCGGCAGCGTTGTCGAAGAAAGCCGCGTCGATCGCTAGGGCGGCTGACTTGATCAAGGTATCCCCGATGTACGCCTCGGCGTTGCTCGACTCTATCATCTCGCGTGACAAGACCGCGATCGACGCCACCTTGAAAGGATTGATTGTCGGGCCTGTGCTCGACAGTTGCCGCACAGGAATGGGCGAGCCCTCTTGCACGAACCCACCATTAGCCGCTGCCGCGACCAGGTTAGGGACAGTGAGACTGCCTGCCCCATCCCAATTAAGGACGAGGCATCTCTCGAGCACATCTGCTGCGGCTGACGCTGCGCCGAGCGCCTCGATGGTGTCGGCCACGTACTTAACCGCGAGCTCTTGCGCCCACCCTGCGACTGTGGTCATGGCCGGGGCCGACGTCGCGCGCAACACAATGCCGACAGCGCGATCGCTCGGCCACAGCTGTTCAGCGATGAACACCGGGTCTAGCTTCGCAACGTGCCCGATGGCGCGCGCAGTGAGCGAGCGTCGGAATAAGTTTCCCGGAGGCAACGCCAGTGGGGCGAGCGCAGGCTCTCGCTTGAAGCTCTTGACTTCCTCGTGTCTCATAGATCACTCCTGTCAACAAAGCACAGGGCAAGAAGAGTTAGGACGACGGCCACGAAGAGAAGAATTAGTGCGCCCGCTTCTCCGCTGCCGCAATCATGCGAATAATGTCCACACAGGACTCTGTAGTCCCAATGAATTTTCCATTGGTCATCCACAGCACGCAATGAACATCTTTCTGCAAGTGATCGACGTCAGAGTCTCGAGGCGTGCGGATGCTGGAAATCTCTTGGGCATTCAAAGTGATGGTCTCGCCGTCCGGTGCGTGCACCGTCACAAGGTTCAAGAGTAGTGCGAGGGACGGCCACACCATCAATCGCCTTTGTTCATCAGAACCAGGGAAAAAGCGAGCAGCACGACGAACGCGCCAAGGGACAAACCCACGATGAAAGTGGCGACGTACGACGTCGCACACACAAGCATGTCGTTTAGGAAGGTCACCAGGCGCGCTCAGGACGCCGTGAGGCGATTTTCGCGCTCACAACGCGGGATATACGCGCTTTATGCCCCATTGATCGGCTCGGGGTCACCCACAGGGCTAATCGTCCCCACGACCGCTTCGCCAGCGACAACCTCGATATCTGCCGTAGTGATCAAGACGCGCAGGCCTGAGCCTAAGTCCGCGTCGGCTTTCGCCTTGATCTGCACCTGTCCGATCTGCGACACAGGACGCACGAGACACATGGTCGAGTCCGACGCGTCAGCCGTGACGGTGGCAATGTCTTCGTCTGACGACTCCCA